TTAGTTTTTTTTAGAGGTCCTATAACCAAGGATTTCTAAATCTACAGTTTCACCATCATAAAGAATTTTATCAACATAGATATTTATAAATTGTTTTTGTTGTTCTCTGGACATATTATTAATATCAGTGCATTTATTTAAAAATTCTTCAGCCATTTCTAAATCTGTTATATAGTTATTATCATCTATAGTTTCAGATTCTATATTTAGGAGTTCAGATTTTAATACTTCAACCTCATTTTTATAAACTTTAATTTTATCTATCAAAATGTCTGTAATACTATCATCAAGAGATAATTTATCAACTAGATTGCTTATTTGCTTTTGTTTATCATCAATTTGTTTTTGTAAAGTTATTTTTTTAAGATTTCTATTATTAGCATTATTTTTCTTTTCATTTTCTTTATAAAGTCTATCTAAAAATTCTAATCTGTTTTTACCTATGTTTTCAAGGGCTTGCAATACAGCTGGCTCTATTTCATTTGCCTTAGCATTTTTACAGCTGCATAAGACACCTTTACTTTTCGCTTTCATACTACAAACATAGTAATATAATGTTTTACCAGTTTTAACTGACTTATGACCATGTTGTATCTTCATATAACTACCGCAATTTTTACATCTTATTTTGCCTGTTAATAATGCATTGTGGGTCTTGCCCAATCTAGGAAAAGTACCTTTATTTTTACTGAACTGTTCCTGGACATTAATCCAAGTATCTGCATCTATAATTCCTACTACAGAGCTCATTGCAGCTATCCAATTTTCTTTATTTTGAACTCTTTTAGAGGATTTACCGTTAAGACTTATAGATTCAGTTTTATTATAACTAAGTAGTGCATGCACACCATCAGCCTCACCATAGACATTCCACCCATCATCTTTTAGATAAGCTAGTACTTCAGGTGAAGATTTAACATATACAGGGTTTTGAAGTATTAGTTTTAAAGTTGTTTTTTCTAAAAGTATACCAGTACTAGACTTTATACCTTGTTTAGTAAACCAAACCTCAGTTTTATGAAGAGATCCTTCTTTAAGATAAGTTTCATATATTAGCTTTACTAGTTTTAGTTCTTCGGGATCATGTACTAATTTTACTACTTTACGTTCTTTACCTTCATCATCTATATAAGTCGTACTTTCGCTTTTATAGCCTAAAGGAACTCTTCCACCGCTCCATTTGCCGCTCTTTGCAAGTTCTAGCATATTATCCTTAATACGTTCTGCAATAGTCTCACGCTCAAGCTGAGCGAATACTGAAGCTATGTATATCATTGCACGCCCCATAGGTGTGCTTGTATCAAATTGCTCTTTTATAGATACAAAATCACAGTTATTTGTTTGTAATATTTCTAAAGTTGAAGAGAAGTCCGCTACATTTCTTGAGATTCTATCAAGTCTATAACATATAAGAACATCATATTTTTTAATATTATCCATAAGTTCTTTGAATTTAGGTCTATTCAAATTACTACCTGAAAAACCTTCATCTTCATACACTGAGTATTCTAATTTAACACCTTGATATTTAGCACTAGAATAATCTTTACACATCTGTACTTGATTCTCTATAGAATCACCTTTACCTGTGTATTTTGACTTCCTTGAATATATTGCTATTTTCATAAATTGCTCCTTTAACTTGTCCAATCCCATTAAAGGGAGACATATTTCATGTATTTATATAATTAACAAAACTTAGATTTATATACATAAAAAATGAAATTTATGAGTTGGTGCTCAAAGGCTCTCGAATATGGGCAATTAAATTTAATTATTTAGATAAAAATTTATATTCTAAAAATTTAGGTTCTAGTTTTTCACATTTTGCTATATCATCAATTGATTGCCCCTCATATTTTAATAATAAATCATCTTTTATTAATAATTCAGCAGCAAAAGTATCTGCTTGAATTTCATATTTACCTCTAATCATTGCAGTATGTTTTTCTAAGAACAGTATATTAAGTTTACCATGTAAAATAGCATGCCCTAATTCGTGGCCTACTGTAAATATCATATCATTATAATCTAAATTATAATTTATATGGATAATTTTATTTTTAGGTGCAGATTGATAAAATCCTTTAAGCGAGCCAAGCTCTTCATAAAAGATTTTAATATTTAAGCAATCACATAACTCATACGGATCATTCGTATTATATTTTTTTACAAGTTTATTTACTATGTTTTTTATATCTAGCATTTTTAATCCCCCCACAATTGCCCATTAACTCATTCATATATAAGTAAAGCTAACTATATAATTAAACTAGTTAGCTTTACTTTCGGTATTTCTTTGGGGTATATTTTTGTTTATTCATCTTTTTAGCATATTCAAGTCCGTTTTGAATAGCTGCTTTTATTAAATCCCAATCCTCTTCATCTACAGGATTACCGGATAGCATTAAACCTTCTTGGGATTCAAGCATTTCCATAGTTTTATTTAAAGACTTCTCTATATCTTTTTTATCTTTATTATTTAATTCTCGCTCAAATATACCTCGACTATTAAATTTATCTTTATTGCTATCTTCTTTAAAAGGATTAGTTAAAACACCAGGGCCATCAAATAGGGAACGAGGTTCTTTTATATCTGTTTTACCAAGTAAATAATCTGTTGATACTTCAAAGAAGTCAGAGATTCCCTTTAACATTTCACTATCAGGAGTTCTTCTTCCTTGTTCATACATTGCAATAGTACTAGGTGAAACTCCTAAACTTTTAGCAAGTTCCTTTTGGCTCATATCTTTATCTTTTCTTAAAATTCTAATTCGCTCAGCAATCATGTTAATCACCTTCTTTGTATATATTATTTATTTAATTTTATCACATTATGTGTAGTGTCGAAAGAAAACACACAAAAAGTGTGTAAAAGGTATTGACAACACGAAATGTGTATTATATTATAAATACATAAAGTGCACGAAACGTGTATGGGGGTGATAAAGTGAATAGTGGTTTAGTGGAGTTTAGGGTAAAGAATGAACTTACTCAACAAGAGATGGCAAGAAAAATAGGAGTAACATCAACATTCTATACTAAGATAGAACAGGGAATGCGAAATCCTAGTTATAATTTCTTATCTAAGTTTAAGAAAGCCTTTAAAAACGTAGATATAGATGAAATTTTTTTTAGTAAATAACTACACGAAATGTGTTGATAAAAATAATTAATCTAGTATATTTTATACAGCTTGTCTGTATTATGTATATAACAATTGAAAACAAAGGAGAAAGAATATGAAACTAAAGATATTTAAATGTAGTAATTGTGGAAAATTGCTATTTAAATACATCATTGATGGCAATGCTGAAATTGAAATTAAATGCCCAAGATGTAAAACAGTAACAAAAGTAAAGATAACAGAATAGTATAGACTGAATAGCTATTTACTAGGGGGTGGGGTAATGGCAATTAAGGTAAATGTATTTCTTCCAGAAGGTGAAGATCTAAAGAAATTAAAAGATAGCATGGTAGACTTCATGGTTAGAACAACAATTGAAAGTCATGATCCACAGGAGATAGATGCTGTACTTAAACATTATGACATATTAAAGAAAACATATGAACTAGAGCAATAAACTAGGAGGACTTAGTAATGGGCAAAGAAATAGTTATTTACACTGGTTTTGGGCACATAAATGCAATACTTGAGAGAGCAGGAGAAGGTGATGCCTGGATTAATACAACAGATGGGTATTGTTATGGAAGACTTGACTTTAACAAGTGCAAATTAATAGCTAGAAGAAAAGAGATTGTGCCTGGAATTAGAGCATATGACTTAGTAGTTAAAGAAGTAGACTAGCTCATAGTTAGTGAGCTAGATATTTTTTAGCCAAGAGTGCGAAAAATGCGGTAGATAAATGTAAATGTAAGTAATTTACAGTAAAAACACAGTATAAATCAAATTAAATGTATAAAAATGTAAATAAGCAAATGACATTATTGGACAAGTTATTCAAGCGGCTCCAGTGTGAGGGTAAAAAAAATTTAAAGGTAGGTGAGAAATATGAAATATTACGTATATCAACATTTATACAAAGACGATACAAGAGATGCAATGATTGTTACAGAAGAAGAGCTCTCTAAAATAGGTTTTAGTCAAGAAGAGGTAGAGAAACGTAGTAGAAACTTTATCATTGAATACAATAAATTTACTTTAGGAGTGGCTGGATTTAGAACTAAAGAAAAAGCTCAGGAGTTGATTGGTTACCTTAAAAATAAATTTAATGCAAAAATCTATTCAAGCTTCACAGAGTATAATGAACAGTTTTAAGGAGGAATAAGATTGAATAACATTCAGATTTTTAAAAATGAACAGTTAATTCCATTGAATGAGAATGAAACTGGAGAGGTAGTTTTAAGCGGAAGACAGTTGCATGAGTTTCTAGAGATAGGAACTGAGTATGCCAAATGGTTTTCAAGAATGAAAGAGTATGGATTTGTTGAAAATCAAGATTTTGCAGTTATCGTCAAAAATGACGAAAACCCTTTAGGGGGTAGACCGAGTATTGATCACGTCATAAAACTAGACATGGCAAAAGAAATTGCAATGATACAACGTAACGAAAAAGGTAAACAAGCTAGACAATACTTCATTCAAGTAGAAAAAGCTTGGAATAGTCCGGAGATGATAATGAAGAGAGCTTTGGAGATAGCAAATAGAAATGTTCAGAGTTTAAAACTAGAGAATGAAGAACATAAAAAGCAAATTCAAGAGCAAAAGCCAAAGGTACTATTCGCAGAGGCAGTTACATCAAGTAAGACTTCAATATTAGTTGGAGATTTAGCTAAACTAATTAAGCAGAATGGTCACAATATAGGTCAAAAGAGATTATTCCAATGGCTTAGAGATAAAGGTTACTTAATCAAAAGAAAAGGTTCAGATTGGAATATGCCTACTCAAAGGAGTATGGATCAAGAGTTATTTGAAATAAAGGAAAGCACTCATATAAATGGTGATGGTGTAAATGTAACTACTAAGACACCAAAGGTTACAGGAAAAGGACAAGTATATTTTATAAATAAATTTATTAATAAGGAGGAAATTAAATCATGAAAGCAACAGGCATAGTAAGAAAAGTAGATGAACTAGGAAGGGTAGTAATACCAGTAGAACTAAGAAGGACCTTGAATATAGACATTAAGGACCCATTAGAAATTTATGTGGATGGTGACCAGGTTATCCTAAAGAAATATGAGCCTGCTTGTATCTTCTGTGGGAATGCTAGATACATTACAAACTATAAAGGTAAGAATATTTGTCCAAGCTGCATAACTAAAATTAAGAGGTTGTAGCCATGAATAACTTAGGATTTATCTTAACAGGAGCAGTAAGCATTGTATTTATTATAGTAGTAAGTATTTTAAGCCTAATAAATTATGGACAAGCAACAGAAAAAGGAAAGAAACTATATTGTGGTTTAACTCTAGGTGGATTTGTAACATTAATCTTTGTAACTAATGTATTTTACGAATTGGTGGTGTAGTCATGGTTATGAGAAAGCAAAGTAAAGAAGAGGTCGTTCAAACAATACTAGAGCTCCAACGGAAGAGAAAAAGAGAATATCTAGTAAGTGATGCAGACATTCACGCCATGGAAAATTCTCGAAAGATACGAAAGAGGACTAAAAATTACAAGTGGGGAGGTACTAGAAAGTGTCAATATTGCTAGATTTAAATGAAAAACTTGATGAAGTCAAAAGACTTTGTGAAAAAGGTAAAAGTATAAGTGAAGCTATAGAAATAGTAAAAGGTTGCCCTACCGACCAAAGTAAGATGCAACCTAAAGAAAATATTCTTTCTGAAATTATACCACCTGGAACAGAATTAGACAACAATGAGATTTACAACGAGGACACGGGGGACACTATTAGAGATTTAGATTATAAGGGGGAATGTATATGTCAGAAGTAAAAGAGACAGCTAAGAAGCTAAATATATATCAAAAGATTCAAAGAGCTAGAGTAGAGCTTCAAAATAAAGAGTTAAAGAAAACAGGTCATAATAAATATTCTAATTATAAATACTTTGAACTTGGTGATTTTTTACCTCATATTAATGAAATATGTGATAGATTAGGGCTTTATTGTGAATTTCAATTTACATCAGAACTAGCAACATTAGAAATAATAGACTCAGATAAGAATGAGGAAAAAAGAAGATGGTCTACACCTATAGAGATAGCTTTATTAAAAGGTTGCAGTAGTATACAAAACATAGGTGGATCACAAAGTTATGCTAGAAGGTATTTATATCTAATGGCCTTTGAAATAGCTGAAAGTGATGTTATTGATGGTGGAGAGATAGACCAGGATGCAGAAGAAGGAAAAGCTAAAATAGGCAAAGCTACAGTAATGACTATTAGAAAGCTTATAGATGAAACTGGAACAGATATTAACAAATTCTTAGCATGGGCAAATGTTGATAAAGTTGAGAGTATCCAAAACTCAATGCTACATGAGTGTATAAACATGTTAAGAGAGAAAAAAGAGAAACAAGAAGAAAAGAAGAAAGAAGAAAACTTTAATTTTTAGGGGGATATGTAAATGAAAGAGATAATTTTAAATAAACAATTACCAATAATTAATATGAACTTTGAGGAAGTAAAAGCTTCATTAATAGAAACTACAGAAAAATACAAAGGAATAATAGTTACAGAAGAAGGACTAAAAGATTGCAAGGCTACTCAAAAGGAATTAGCAGGAGTTAGAAATAAAATAGATGATTATAGAAAAGTCATAAAAAGAGAAATGGAAAAACCTATCAAGGCATTTGAAGGACAATGTAAGGAGTTAATTGGACTTGTAGAAGAGGCAGAGAAACCAATAAAAGATGGAATTCTAATCTTTGACAATAAGCGAAGAGATGAAAAGAAACTTAAGGCACTAGAGTTAATAAGTGAATGTGTACAAGCTTTAGGATTAGAAGAAAAGTATGCCAGTAGATTAACTGTACTAGATAAGTATTTAAATCTTAATGGGAGCGTAAAGAGTGTTAGAGAAGATATAGAGCTAAGAGGGAATATGCTTAAGAATGAACAAAGCATGGAGAAAGCTAAATATGAAATGCTTAAGGCAACTATAGAAACTACATTAGAGAGCATAAATAAAACTATAAAAACACCATTAAAATATGAAGACTTTCAAAAGTATATAGATTTTGGTTGGGATGCAGCAAGGATCATTAAAGAGATAAATGATAGAGCTGAACTAATCAGAGAGGCTGAGAGACCTAAAGAAGAGCCAAAAGCAGTAGAAAATGTAGAAGTTCCTAAGCAAGAAGAACCTAAAAAGGAAGAGGTAATTCAACCACAAACTGAACCTCAGAAAGAAGAACCTCTTTACTTTGTAGATATTAAAGTAATTCATACTATGGAGAATATAACTAAGTTGAGCCAATTCCTTAAAGATAATGGTTATGAGTATTTAGTTAAGAGTAAGGGTAGATATTTGGAGGAATAGCATATGGAAGAGGTTAAGGATGTACTTCACGACATAGGGAAGTGGGCAGAGGCTTATGAAATATTAAAGGAATGGGCAGATGGACCATGTAAAAATTCAGAATGTGAAAAATGTGGTTTTCTTCAATTTTGTGATAAGGCAAGTAATTTAGTTAACAAGTAGGTGAAGTAATGGCAGAAGGATGGATAAAGCTCCATAGAGCAATACGTAAAAACTGGATATGGGAAGATGCTCAAAAATTAAAATGGTGGTTAGATATCCTTCTTCAGGCTAACCACCAGGAGAAAAAAGTGTTATTAGGTAATGAATTAGTGCTAATAGAAAGAGGTAGTTTTCACACCTCTGAACTAAAACTTGCTAAAAAATGGGGGGTGTCAAAAACGACTGTAAGAAAGTTTTTAGAGCTACTAGAAAGTGACCGAATGATAACAACTATAAAATCAAAAAAAGGTACTACCCTAAAAGTAAGTAATTATGAGGAGTATCAAGGGTTTTCTGAGGAAGAAAAAACCGATAAAAAACCACAAAAAAACCATAATGTAGACCATAAAAAAACCATAGAAGAACCATATAGTATACCGATAAAGAACCATAAGGTAGACACAAACAAGAATGATAAAGAATTATATAAGAATGAGGAAGAAGGAAAAGAAGGGGAAGAAGGGAAAGAAAACACTCCTTCACTTCCACCTCTCTCCTTTCCTACTCCGTATCATTCAACTATATTTAACCAGTGGCAAGAGAATACCTATAGGACCTGGTTCATGAATAGTGAGATAGAGGATAAGGGCAATCAAATAATTATGATAGTTCAGACAGAGTTTGTTAAAGAAGTCGTCAATGAGAAGTTTAAAGAGTACCTGGATATATTACTAGGTAAAAAGGTAGTAGTTAAATTAAAAGAATAGGGGGAAGTAATTTGGAGGAATTAGAGCAAAGTGTAGGCAAGAAACTAAAAATTGAAATTGTGAATAGGAAGGATAGAATAGAACGCATCACAGGTAAACTTTTAAAGGTATATCCAAGTTATGTATTATTAAAAACTCCTAATTACAATACAACGTTTCTAAAAACAGATTTTATTAATGGAGCATCCAGGATAGTAAAAGTTTATTAAGGAGGAATAAAAATGGATATGGTTTTAGGCTTAGGAATAGGTGTTATAGGGGTTTTAGTTCTTATGGGATATATTACCCTAGAAAAGAAATTAAATATCCTAGACAAGAAGATGGACAAGCAAAAAGACTATTGGAAAAGCTTAGAGTACTCTATAGAGATTAAAAGCAATAGAACTTCTAAGGAGATCCAAGAAGGAAACAATTTTCTGGTTGATAGCATTGGAACATTAGCAAGTAACGTAGCAGCAGTAGGTTATGACATTAAATCAAGTAAAGAAGAACTTAAAAATACTCTAGAGCAAAATAAAGAAGATATAAATAGTAATACCAATAAACAGGTTAGTAGGATTATTTACACAGTTCCAATGGTGAAGGTGATGGATTAGGAGGATATATGGACATTAAAGAGTTACTTACAATGCAGAAATCCTTTGATAGATATTTAGCAGCTAAACAAATAGGTCAATCTGATAATGAAAAGTTAGATGAATGGAATAGATCCGTACTAGATAAAAAGTTATTAGCTTTAAGCGTAGAGGTTGGAGAACTAGCTAATGCTACCAGGTGTTTTAAGTATTGGAGCACTAAAGAGGATGAAGGGACAGAAAGAATACTAGATGAATTTGCAGATGTGCTTCATTTTCTCTTATCCGTTGCAAATAGCCTTCAATTCACATCAGATGATATAGAACATGCTTATATCCGAAAACACTCTGAAAATTATCGTAGACAGGCAGAAGGATATTAGCAGAAAGGGGGAATAACATGGTTACTAACGAGGAAATAAAAAACATGAATGATGAAGAATTCTATGAAACTGCAAGAGCAGAGCTTACAGGATTACCAAGGGCACAAAGAAGAGCTAAGGAAAGAGAATTAAAAGAAAATATTAAACTTATGAAATCTTTTAATCCAGCTCAACTAAGGCTTATAGATGCAGTAACTTCTGAAAGAAGTAAGATAGACTGTGAGCAACAGATATCAAGGTATATTACTATCATGAATACGTGTATAACAGCTTATATGTACCTTAAGAATGAGGATATGACCGAAGATGAAGCACTGACAGAAATAAAGATTATAGATGATTTAGTAGATGAATACAGAGATGTATTAAATAATATTTACAAAGAAAATAGGGGGAATGATGAAATGGCAAGTAAACAAATTGAAAAAATAACTAAAGAGGTTAGAGAGAAGTGTGAAGAGTTAGTCCAAAATGGCATGAACCAAGGCAAAGCACTAGTTGTATTGAAATCTAAATTTCCTACTCTAAGTAAAGCTATGTTAGTAAATGCCTATAAGAAGGTTAAAAAGGAAATGAAAGAGGAAGAAAAACAGATAATTGCAGCAGCAGAGCATATATTTCCAGAGATTAAAGAAGAATCAAAAGAAGAGCCTAAGGTAGAAGTTAAGCCAGAAAGTAAAAAAGAGGAGGAGTCAAAGGTGGAAAGTAAATTAAAGGTTGTTAGTAAGGAAATCATTGTAGAGGGTGAGTTTGGAAAGTACAGTATAGACCAAGTAGGAGTAACTGTAGGAGAATTACAATTTACAAGTATAGCAGATGTAGAAGAATACAAAGCAGATGAACTTGCAGCATTTGAAAAGAGAATAGCTGAGATTAAACAGGTTGTGGCAGGTGAGTTTTAGTGAATAAAGTAGTTTTAATTGGAAGATTAACCAAAGATCCTGAGCTAAAGTTTACTCCAGGTACAGGAACCGCAGTATGTACATTTACAATGGCAGTTAATAGAAGATTTAAGAAGGAAGGTCAACCGGATGCTGATTTTATACCTGTAGTAGTATGGGGTAAACAGGCTGAAAGCACTGCCAATTACATGAGTAAAGGTAAGCTTTTAAGTGTAGCTGGAAGAATTGAAACTAGGTCCTATGAAGCCAAGGATGGTGGCAGAAGATATGTTACTGAGGTTGTAGCTGATGAAGTAAGTTTCTTGGAATATGGGAATAAAAATGGACAAGCAACTCAACAGGATAATGGCAGCATTCCAGGAGATTATTTTAGCGGCGCTGATTACATCCAAGATGATTCGGACTCAGATATGCCTTTCTAGGAGGGTTAAAATGTTAGCTTATAGGGGTAAAAGAAAAGAAATAGTTAATATTCTTTCCTTTACGGAAACTGGAGCAGTAAAGCAATATGAACCAGTAGAACATCCAGGAAGAAGATTCATGCCATTAATAGAGAATGACATGAATGTAGAAAAATTTGAGATAATTGAAGATTTTCAATTAAGTTTATTTGGGGATATATGAAGGAGGATATATATGGATAAAATGATTAATTTAGAAACCTTTGCTAATGGAGCACTAGCAGAAAGAATGAACCAAGGTTTAAAGGAGGTGTTAGAAAATATTGCTGATAAGAATACAGATAGTAAACCTAAAAGAAAATTAACTTTAGACATGACATTTAGCACAGATGAAGAAAGAGAGCTTACAGAAGTAACAATAACTGCAAAGGCAAAACTTGCGCCTAGAAGTGCAATAGCAACTAAGATAATTATTGATAAGGACCTTAACGGAGAAGTTCTAGGAACTGAGTTCAAGAAACAAGTTAAGGGACAAACTTACATGAAGGTTGACAATGAAACTGGAGAAGTATTCATGGGTGGAACAGATGAAGCACCAAAGGAAGTAGCAAGTGAAAGTAATGAAAATGAATTAGCTGGATTACAAATAGTAAAATAAATAAATTTTAGGAGGAATAAAAGATGATAAGTGAAGGATTAAAAGGAGCAATCGAATTACTAATTGAGGAAGGAGAAAACAAGTATATACTAGAGCAAATTAATGGAGCTACTTATACTAATAAGAACCTTACAAGAGTTGAGGAGCCAATATCAAGAGCATTAGAAACAACTACATTAACGTCAATAGTAGACTACATTAAGGAGAATGTAGATAGTATTAAGGATGGCAACATAATAGTACATGTTATGAGCTATGATAAGGTAAGTATTAAAAAGGAATTAAACTCAGATAAAAGAAGAGAATGTGTTATGGTAGCCGAGGCATTAACACCAAGTATAGTAACAGATAGATTTATAGATCCAGAAAGATTTAATATTATGCTGCAGAGTTCATTCATAGAAAATGAAGATAGAAACAAGTTGTTAAAAGTAAGTGGAAATATTAAAGAAGAGAATGTTAAATCTGTAGGTGATGATGGAGTAAGTCAAAGTGCTGCTATCAAAGTTGGAGTAGCAAGTGTGGCAGAGGTTGTAATTCCTAATCCAGTTATATTAGCCCCATTTAGAACATTCCCAGAGGTAATTCAACCAGAAAGTAAATTTATATTTAGAATGCAAACAGGTCCACAATGTGCGCTTTATGAAGCAGATGGAGGAGCATGGAGAAACGTTGCAATGGAAAGCATAAAAGAATATCTAAAGGCTAGATTACAAGGCTTAGACAATGTAAAAATAATATCTTAGTCTAGGAATAAGGTCATACGGGAGTACTGCTGCAAGGTGGTATTCTCATATGACAATCATATAATAATGGAGGAGTTGGATGGAAAAGCCTATATTATTCAATACAGAAATGGTTAAGGCTATTTTAGAAGGTAGAAAGATAGTCACTAGAAGGATAGTAAAAGAAAAGTTAATAGATAGCTGGAATGAACATGATGAATGGCAACAAAATATAGTTGATGGGTTAAATTCTAGCGATACAACAGTACAAACTTGTGGAATAGATAGTTTTTTAGAAAACGGGAAGCCTTACAAAGTAGGAGATATTCTTTATGTAAGGGAAACATGGTTTATTGGGGATTTATTAGATGAAGATGAATCTATTAAAGAAAGAGGGTTAGTTTTATACAAAGCTGATAAAAGAAGAGACGATATAGATTACGAATCAATCAAGTGGAAACCAAGTATTCACATGCCAAAAGAGGCGGCAAGGATATTTTTAGAGGTTACAGATGTAAGAGTTGAAAGATTACAGGATATAACAACAGAAGGTTGTTTTAATGAAGGTATCAAGTATGATTATAACTCTCAAAATAATGAATTTGATACATTTGCAGAGCTCTGGAATAGCACAATTAAGAAAAATGATTTAGATATTTATAGTTGGAATGCTAGTCCTTGGGTATGGGTTATAGAGTTTAAGAAATTAGAAAGTAAGGAAGATTAATTTATAAATATTATGAGAGGGCAAAGAGTGAATATTAAAAGAAGTATAGTTATTGTTTGTATCATAATAATTTTATTAACTATCAGAGTTAAAAGAGATAACGGTAATATAATAATACAATTTGGAGTTTGGCAGTTATTAAAGGAGTTTTTAGGGAGGAAGTAGTTAAAATGAAATTTTATGAATTTACGACAGATAAATTTGAATATTATGCTCTAATAGGTGCTGACAGTATGGGAGAAGCAATTAAAGAATATGTAGATGAAATTTGTGATATTGAAGACGAAGAAAGAGAAAATGAACCTAAAGAATTATCAATAGGAGAGGCTATAAACCATTACCGTATAAGTGATTTGAATAATAAACATTATTTAAGAGATTTTGATAGATATACAAATGAATATAACCCTTGCTTATTGCTTATAGATGGATGTTTGCTTTGATTCACAATTCAAATAGTGTAGATAAGGAGAAATAAATATGAAAGTTTTAGATCTATTACAAGATGAAATCAGAGAAGCATCTGGAATAAAACAATTGGGAACTGGAGAGTATCAATTAACTTATAACAATGAAGTTGTAAAAAGAAAAAGATATGAATTTAGAGAGTTGGATAAGGTTTATAAATGTAATGAAGGATTTGCATTAGAAGTATGTGATGGTGATGGGTTTACTGTTGAAGATGAATACTTGAATATTGATGAAAATTCTTTATGGTTTTATCCAGAAGATAAAGACTATAGACTCATCGGTGGAGAAATAAGGCTTGAAAATGTAGATCGTGAATGGATTGAAATAACTAAAGAAACTTTAAAGGAACATTTTATAGAAGTGTAATTCGCAATCCAAGAATTTAAAGAAGCAAAAATAAGTATTGAGTGGTATAATAAATATGTGGTGGCGGAATAGGTAGACGCTATAGCGAAGTAGCAGTAATGTTGGGCAGTAGAGAACGCTTGAATGTCCCGTTGTAGTTACTGTATGCAAGGTGTAAATCCTTGCCCACATTATAGACACTCAATAATGAGTGTCTATTTTTTATTATCTAATTCAAATATAAGGAGTAGCAACTATGACTTTAATAGAGTTTTTAGAGAAATATATATTTGTGAGTAACGAGGAGGAAGAAGGTGATTAAGTGATTTTAGCAATAGATCCAGGGAACATTGAAAGTGGATATGTATACCTAAATGATGATTTATCTATAGTAGATAAAGGGAAAATAGATAATAGGGATTTACTAGACTGTATTCAAAATAAAGATTTCGATGTGAATAGTGATATTGCCATAGAAATGGTAGCTTGCTATGGAATGGCAGTTGGTGCATCTGTATTTGATACTTGCATATGGATAGGAAGATTTATGCAAGCATTAGAGTGGCATTACAACAAAGAGTTTAAGTTGATTTATCGTAAAGATGAAAAGATGAATTTATGTGGAAGTATGAAAGCAAAAGATTCTAACATAGTCCAGGCACTAATAGATAGATTTGCACCTAATACAAGTAACAAGGGTAAAGGTACTAAGAAAGAGCCAGGATGGTTTTATGGATTTAAGAAAGATATATGGCAGGCTTATGCTGTGGGTGTGACTTATTATGATATGTATTTGAAGGAGGAATAGGCATTGAATAAAGAACTATTTAGAAAGACAGAAGGCGAGTTATATGGCTATTTCTATGATATAGAGGATTTAAAGAGAGTAAGAGCAGAAATAGTATCTCTTAATACTGCTATAGAAAACTTGGATAGAAGAATTAGAGAATGTAATATAAAGATAGATCCGGAACAAAGTGGTTGCATGCAGATTACTGAAAGAGTTCAAACTTCAACTAATTGTACAAGCTATGTTGAGAAAGAAATATCTAAGGCTATAGGAGATATGGAAAGGGAACAGGCACATAAGATAAGAAAATTATTTAAGCTAGAATGTAGGGAGAGGAATCTTAGTTATAAGGTAGAGAACATGAGGAGGAATATAGAAATGCTTAAGCTAGAGTATAAGAAGTTCTTAGAGCTAAAGTATAATCAGGTAAAGTATGATAGATTAGGCATGAGAGATATAGCATTAGAATTAAATATGGGTAAGAACAAAGCTTATGAACTCAGAGAGAAATTAGTAAATGACATAGCAAGATTTAATAAAAATTTCGGGACAAAATAGGGACAAAATAAGGACACATAGAGAGAAAAAGTTTAGTAAACTATTATTAAGGAAAGTTCTTATGGATTCCCTCTATAAAATAAATATTTACCCTGCAGATTAAGTCTGTGGGGCAATGTGGAGATATAGCTCAAATGTGGAGCAGATGGCTGTTAACCATTAGGCTATAGGTTCAAGTCCTATTATCTCCGCCATTCCCCAAAACCCTAATATAAAAAGGCACTTATAGGAATATATGTGTCTTTTATTGTTATATTTTAGTAAGTGTAGTAAAATATTTATGGGGAGGGGATAATATGGAATATATAGCACCAGAATATAATAAAAAGAAATTTACATGTCCATATTGTAATACATTAGCAGAACAGAAATGGGATTTCAAAGATTTTGGTTACACATCAGGATATTATCAAGCTACAAATTATGAATATAATAGTAATATTAGAATATCATTTTCAACATGTCAATCATGTGAAAAGCCACATATATGGGTAAAAAATGAAATGTTGGTTCCAAGGATATCTAATATTCCAATGCCTATTGAAGGTATGCCAGAAAATGTTGAAAAAATATATAATGAAGCAAGGGATGTATTTCCTACATCAGCTAAAGCTGCAGCTGCACTTTTAAGATTGGCACTACAGCATTTATGTGTAGAATTAGGTGGGGATGGTAAAAATATAAATACTGATATAGGTAAATTAGTAAAAGAAAAAGGATTGCCTGTTCAAATACAACAAGCATTAGATACAGTAAGGATAGTTGGCAATAATTCAGTTCATCCAGGAGTATTAGATCTGGAAGATAATAAAACTAATGCAGCAAATTTGTTTAATATGATTAATATAATTGTTGAGAATCAAATAGTTCAGCCTAAAAAGATTGAGGAATTTTATAGCTCATTACCAGAACTTGCATTAGATGGTATAGAGAAAAGAGATAAAAATAACTAATAATTCTAGAATTTTAAATTAATAGAGTTCTTTTTATACACAATATATTGTGTATAATGTGGACAAGTAATACTATATGTAGAAGTATATAAATATATACAATTTAGAAGGAATTTTTATATTTGTGTGGAAATGTAAAAATAGGAGGTGAGATTTATGGATATAAAAGATATTATAAAAGCCATTGATCAAGAAAGATTTTTTGTTGAATTTCATTATGATAATGAAAATGATAAAATTATTATTGGTGCAGTTAAAGAAAAAAGAAATCCAAGTGGATTGGGTAGACGTGAATTTGCTATAATAAATAAGGAAGAGAAAGTTCAGTTTTTGAAGAAAATGGCTGAAATAATGTAAAAGTAGAACCCATAACAGGGTTCTTTTATTTTATATAAAAAGTGAGGTGGCATTATGGCCAAGCTAACACCAAAACAAAAGACATTTTGTGATGAGTATTTAATTGACTTAAATGCCACACAAGCAGCAATAAGGGCAGGATATAGTCCAGATAGTGCGAAGGAGATAGGTTGTGAAAACTTAACTAAACCTAACTTACGCGCATATATAGACAAAGAAATAGCTAATAGATCTAAAAGAACTGGAATAAATCAAGATAGAGTAATAAGAGAGCTTGCAAGAATAGCTTTTGTTAATGCTAATGATGTTATAAATATGGATGAAGCAACACTAAAAGTAGATGCAAGTGAGGATGATACTGCTACAATTGCATCAGTAAAGGTTAAAACTATACCAACTAAAGAGGGTGAAGGTGTTGAGAGGGAAATAAAGTTTAATGATAAGCTTAAGGCCTTAGAGCTCTTAGGTAAGCACCTTGGTATGTTTAAAGAAAATATAAATATAAATGCAAATGTTAATAGCACTAAGAAATTAGATTCAATACTAGAGCAGCTAGGTGATGATGATAATGAGTGATGACTATAAATTATCACCTAAATATAAATCATTCTTAAAGCATGAAGCACCAGTGGAGTTCTTAGAAGGTACAACAGCAGCTGGAAAAACAACAGTAGGAATACTTAAGTTTATGTTAAAGGTTGCTAAGTCATCTAAGAAAATGCACGTTATAGCATCTAAGACAACAGGTGTATGTGAAAAGAATATAATTCAAAAGGAATATGGTATAACTGATGTATTTGGAGATTTAGTAAAATATAATGGTAATGGTGATAAAGATAATAAGATACCCCATATTAGATATCAAACACCTAATGGTGAGAAGATAATCTATATACTAGGATATGATAATGCTGACAAATGGAAGATGGCTTTAGGATCACAATTTGGATGTGTACTTATAGATGAAATTAACACAGCAAGTATTGAGTTTGTAAGAGAGATATGTACTAGAAATGATTATCTTATGGCCACACTTAACCCAGATGATCCTAACCTAGATATTTATTCAGAGTTTATCAATTGTAGCAGACCATTAGAAAAATATAAAAAAGATGTGCCAGTAGAAATATTAGAGCAACTCAATTCAGAAGAGAAGCCTAATTGGACCTACTGGTTTTTTAGTTTTAATGATAATGCATCTTTAAGTGAAGAAGATATAGAGAAAAAGAAGTTGAGTGCTCCTAAGGGTACTAAACTTTATAAGAATAAGATACTAGGTTTAAGAGGTAGAGCAACGGGAGTAATATTCAGTAACTTTGAAAGAAAACTTCATTTAGTTAAGAAGGATCAAGCTAAGAAGTTAATAAGAGATAAGGTAAATGAGTACCAGGAAGAGTATTTTGTTATATTTACAAGTGGACTTGATACAGCATATTCGAGTAATAGTCCTGATACCATATCAATGAGCTTTATAGGTATAACTAATAAGGGGAATTGTTATGTGCTTGATGAAAAGGTATATAACAATGCTAAGTTAGCGGTGCCAATAGCTCCAAGTGATACAGTTAAGAATTATATAGATTTCTTAGAAAGAAATAGAGCTGAATGGGGATTTGCTAAGGATGTATTTGTAGATAGCGCTGACCAAGCCACAATAACTGAGTTTATGAAGTATAAGAGGTTGAATGGATGTATTTATAACTTTAATAATGCATGGAAGAAAACAACCATTATAGATAGAATTAATCTTCAGTTAGGATGGTTTGCACATAATCAATATTTTGTGTTAGAGCATTGTAGGGAGTATATAAAAGAGTTAGAAACTTATTCATGGTTAGAGGATAAGGATAATACACCAGAAGATAAAAATGACCACATGGTTAACAGCACTCAATACGGATGGTTGCCTTATAAAGAGAAGATAGGGGTGAGGAATAGATAATGTTTGATAAGTTAAAGAATGGGGTGAGAAAAGCAGTGAGGAGTTTTTTAAATATACAAGAAGCACCTAACTATAACTTTATGATTCAAGAAGGTATGAACTACGAGGTTAATGCTTTTAAGAATATGATTTGGTATAGAGGTGATAGTTATGAATTAAATCAACTCTATAAGCAGATGGCAAACTATAATTATTCATTCTGGGGTAGCGTACCTACTGTAGGATTAGAAATAAGAAAGATACACACTGGACTACCTAAGATAATAGTTAATCAGCTTGTTAATATAGTTTTGACTGACCTTAATACAATAGAGTTTAAAGAAGTAGCTAAGAATGACTTGTGGAAAGACATTGTTAAAGAAAACAAGTTCAATAAGTTATTAGAGAGAGCGACCAGAGAGGCTTTGGTAGTAGGTGATGGTGCTTTTAAAATATCATTTGATTCTAATGTATCTAAGTTGCCTATATTAGAGTTTTATAGTGGTGAGAAGATAGATATTGTATATGACAGAGGAAGGGTTAAAGAGATAGTATTTCAGACCAACTATACAGTTAATAAAGTAGTCTACACACTTCATGAAACTTATGGGTTTGGATATGTGACTTACAAGTTATTTAGGGGTGATAGTGAAGTTAATCTTAACAGCATACCTCAAACAGAAAATTTAGTTGATGTAACCTTTGATAAATCCTTTTGCATGGCAGTACCATATATGATTTATGAGAGCGATAAATGGGAAGGTAGAGGACAAAGTATATTTGATAGTAAATGTGATAACTTTGATAGCTTAGATGAAACTTGGTCCCAATGGATAGATGCATTAAGAGCTGGTAGAGCTAAGACTTATATTCCTGATGATTTACTACCTAGAAACCCAAATACTGGAGAGATATTAAAGCCTAGCTATTTTGATAATAGATATATTCAGACAGATAAATGTATGAAAGAAAATGTTGCATCTACTATAGATACTGAGCAACCTACAATACCTACAGAGAATTATCTATCAACCTATGTAACTGCATTGGATCTATGTTTACAAGGTATAATAAGTCCTTCTACACTAGGAATAGATAATAAGAAATTAGATAATGCAGAGGCACAGAGAGAAAAGGAAAAGACAACACTATATACCAGAAGTAAGATTATAGAGGCAATAAGTGACATGCTACCAACATTAGTTGATACAATATTTAAGGCTCATAGTACATGGATAAAGCAACCGGTAGAAGATAGTGTTATAGAGGTTAGTTTTGGAGAATATGCATCACCTTCATTTGAAGCAGTAGTTGAGACTCTTAGCAATCCTAATACACCTATGAGTATTGAAGCTAAAGTAGATGAAATGTGGGGAGATTCTAAAACAGAAGAATGGAAAAAAGAAGAAGTACAAAGGATTAAAGAACAAACTGGAGTTTCAGTAATGGATGAACCTTCTGTACCTGGATATGATGAAGTTAATATAGATAACGAAAATATCCTAGATGGTGAAATAGATGGACAAGAATAATTATGATATAAGAGCAATCTTTGAGAAGATGGAATTAGAATTAATATCTTCTATGAAGAGGGCTTTTTATTTTCATAAGAGAGAAGAAAAGAAGGAAGGATTCTCATGGGAGCAATGGCAATTAAGTAAGTTAAGAGCAATAGACAAGTACAGAAAAGAGAATAAGAAAATTATTGATAGTTATAGCGGACCAGTACAAGAATGTATTGATAGAGAGCTTCAGGGCAATTATAAGAAAGGTCAGAATAGAGTTACTAGAGCTATTAATAAAATAAGAGCTTTTCTAAGACTCAATAAAGGTGATGTAGATATCCCACAAGATACATCAGAGAAACAAAAGGTAAGAGATTATATTGCAGCACTTACAGGAAGAAAACCTAGAGTACCTCAAGAAGAGAGTTTCTTTGGTGTAAATGAAAAGAAGTTAAATGCATTACAAGATACAGTAACAAAAGATATAGGAAAAGCTAGTGCTGCAGTATTAAGAAAAATGGATGATGTTTATAGACAAGTTATATATAAAGCTGAAATTAATATGTCAGCAGGAGTTAAGACATTAAACCAGGCTATAGACATGGCAACAAAGGAGTTTCTAGCTAGTGGTATTAACTGTGTAGAGTATAAGGATGGTAAGAGAGTTAATATTGCTTCATATGCTGAAATGGCACTTAGAACAGCAAGTCAAAGAGCTACTTTCTTAGGTGAAGGTAGTAAAAGAGACGAGTGGGGAATATATACCGTTGTTGTTTCAGCTCATGCAAATACTTGTGAGAAGTGCTTACCTTGGCAAGGACAAATACTTATAGATGATGTATTTAGTCATCCAAGCAAAGAGTATTTAGAAGAGAACAAAGGTAAATATAAGTCAGTAAGTGAAGCAATAGATGGTGGATTATTACATCCTAACTGTAGGCATACATTAACAACTTACTTTCCAGGTATAACTCAAATACCTCAAGCACAAGATTCAGAAGAGGCCTTAAGTAATTATAAGGCAGAGCAATATCAAAGGTATATCGAAAGGCAAATAAGAAGATGGAAAAGAATTAAAGAAGGTACTTTAGATGAAGAAAATTATAATATTGCAGATTTAAAAGTTAAGGAATGGCAAAGTGTAATGAGAAAACATATGGAGAATAACAAGCAATTACGAAGGGATAGATTAAGGGAGGAGTTATTAGTATGATAAGTATTTTTGTTAATTTAGTTTTATTAATTTTATTATCAACTTGTTTTGTGGTTGATATCAAGAAAATAAAAAGTAATAAGGAAGTTATTAAAGCTTGTAATAAAGTAAATGAGGAGCAAAAGAAAGCTAATGAGATATTAGATAAGGATGTTACTTTACACAAAGAACATATAGAAGAGCATAGGTTATTGAAAAATAGATTAGATGCGGTAAATAGAAAGTTAACTATTTTAAATAAAGCTAACTATAAAAAATATTAGGAGGAATTTAAAAAAATGAGAGAATTAAGAACAATTCAAAAAAGAGAAAAATTAAATGGAGTATTTGCGACGGATGAAAAGGGCAACGGTGGAGCCAACCATGTGTATGATATTAACTACGAATCGTTTCCGGTAGGTGAGGCTAAAGAAGTACATCACATAACAACTATAAAGTTCCAAAATGGAGCTAGAAATGAAGATAATTCCACGCATGGGGTTATAGATAGTGACTTACTGGAAATAGTAAGAGACAGGCTAAAAGCTTTCCAAGCTGGACCATTCGCAAGTAGAGAAAATGCTGTTGCTTTAACTCATATAGAAGAAGCTTTAATGTGGATGAATAGAAGAGTTGAAGATAGGATTGAAAGAAATGTATTAGGAAGGAATGAAAAATAATGAAAAACACAGTAACTCAATCATATGTAGATGCACTTTTTAGAGAAGCTGATAAGATAGAAAAGGTTGTCTTTGATAAGTGCTTAATAATATCAATACAACTTCCTAATGGTTTTATAATTACAGAAAGTTCAGCGTGTGTTGATCCTATGAATTTTGATAGAGAAATAGGGTTTGAAATATGCAGAGAAAAGATAAAAAATAAGATATGGGAACTTGAAGGGTATAAACTTCAAAATGAATTATATAACACTACTAAACAAGCAGTATATTAATTAAGCTTTAGGAAACTAAGGCTTTTTATTATGCCCAAAACTCTTAAGGCTTTAAACTGTGAGGAATAGCTGACGAGCTTAAACGGATTAGTGGACAACACTTAAAAATGGGAGGTAGTTTATTTATGTTTAGAACAAAAATGTTAGTCAATTTAGGATTATGTAGGTATCAACCATTATTTTCACCAGATGATGGAACTGGAGCTGATGGAAATGGTGGTGCTCCTGAAGGAGGTGAAGGAAGTCAACAAGCTTCATCTATTGACTATGATAAGCTAGCGGAAATAATTAATAAAGGTACTCAAAGTAAGGAAAATTCTATATTGAAATCTTACTTTGAACAACAAGGAATGTCCCAAGAGGATATCAGCCAGGCTATTAAGGATTTTAAAACTAGTAAGCAGACTAAAGCACAAGAGCAGACTGCTACATTAACAACACTTCAACAGGAGAATGAACAGTTAAAAGCTCAGATAGTTAAAGCTAAGGTTGATGATGTAGCTTACAAACAAGCCTTAGGACTTGGAATTGAAGCTAATACAATTCCTTATATTACTAAGTTAGCTGACTTATCAAAAGTAACCAATGAAAAAGGTGAAATTGATGAAAATCTAATAACAGCTGCACTAAATAAAGTGTTAGAAGATGTACCTCAATTAAAAGGTACTAATCAACAAGATAATAAAGGGTTCCAACAAATAGGTGCTGGAGCTAATGGGTCAAAATCAAATGCAGAAGATGCTATATCTAGTATTTTCGGCAATAAAAAATAAGAAATGGAGATGATTTTTAATGGCAGTATACAGTTATGCTGAACAATTTGAAAGAGAATTACAACAAAAGTACACAAGGGAGTTAACTTCCTTTCTATTAACTCAATCTAATCCAGGAGTAAAGTTTATTAATGCACAGACAATTAAATTACCTAGATTAACTTTAAGTGGATATAAGGATCACAATAGAGGGGCAATGGGATTCAACACTGGAACAATAGCAAATGATTGGGAACCAAAGAAACTAGCACACGATAGAGATATCGAATTTGCATTAGATCCAATGGATATAGATGAAACCAATTTAGTTTTAGAAGTAGCAAATATCCAAAATGTATTCGAGGAAGAACAAGCAATTCCTGAGAAGGACTCTTACAGATACTCTAAATTATATGCAGAGGCTAAAACTTATGCTAGTAATGGAGCTGTTATTGATAACACAGTTTTAACTACAGCTAATATATTAGATTGGTTCGATACTCAAATGGAAAAAATGGATGATGCAGGAGTTCCAAGTGAAGGAAGAATACTTTATGTTACTCCAGCAATGAATAAGTTACTTAAAAATGCTAGTGGGTTATCTAGAAATATTGATGTAACTTCTAACAATGGAAAAATAGACAGAAGAGTTTACTCTTTAGATGATGTTAATATCATTAAAGTACCAAGTGCAAGATTCAAAACTAAGTATGATTTTACTAACGGTTGTGTACCTGCAGTAGATGCAAAACAAATCAATCTTATCTTAGTACATCCTTCATGTGTTGTATCAAGAGATAAATATGCATACATGAAGCTATTTACTCCTGGTACTGACTCAAGAACTGCTGATAAGTATGTATATCAAAATAGATACTACTCAGATACTTTCTTAATTCAAAATAAAGCTTGTGGTATTGCAATAAATGCTGAAGCAGAAGCATAGGAGGGATAATATATGAAAGCTACAAAAGGAAATAAAGTTTATACAATAGATGAAACTCAAAAAGAGTCTTATGCTGCACAAGGTTATGACATTGTAGATGATGAAGGCAATATAATTAAATATGGAGCTGGAAAATCTGTTTCATATGAAAAGTATAAAGAACTAGAAGATAAGAATACAGAACTTGCAAGTAAGATTGAAGAGCTTGAGAAAGAGATTAAAAAACTAAAGAAATCTGCTAAAACAGATGGAGAAAATGAGAAGGGTGCTTAAGAGTATCCTTCTTTCTATTTAAGGATGTGATCAAATGTCTTATGTAGATGAAAACTATTATAAAACTACTTATGTAGGAGAATTTAGTGAGGAGTCTAGACTTAAAAGTTTATTAGGTAGAGCTTCAAGACAAATTGACTCCATGACATATAATCGTATTGTTGGTATTGGATTTGATAATTTAACAGAGTTTCAAAAGTCTTGTATAAAAGAGTCTATATGCTTACAAGTAGACTTCATAGGAAGATATGGAGAATATATAGATACCCCTCTTAGTGGCTATAGTATAAATGGTACTTCACTTAGTTTTAATACTGAGTCACTAAACGGGGTTACTACTACAAGAGAGATAGTAAATATACTAAAGCAAACAGGGTTTACTTGTAGGAGGATATAACTATGGGATTTAAATTACCATTCCCTAAATGGACTTTAGTAACTCCAATAAAAATATATCAGACGTATACCAATGAAGATGGTGAGCCTGTAGAAACTCTTATTTTTGATGATAAGTGTAATTACTCAGAATCTACTAAAAGAGTTAGAAATGAGAATGGTGAGCTTGTAACATTAGTAGGTAAAGTTATATGTGTAGGAGATATAGCACCTCAGCATAACAGGATAGAAGGTTATGTTGAGGTTAATGGAGTAAAGATTAATATATATAAATCTGCTAGGCCACGTAATCCGGATGGCTCTATTTTCAGTACAGAATTGGAGTTAGGATAATGAGTGTAAAGGTAACAGTTAAATTAAATCGACAAAAGATTAATACTTTAGTTGAAGCTCAGAAGAAATCTTTAGAAATGACAGGTGATGCAACTAAAAGTGATATTGTAACCTCTGCAGTAGTTCCTAAACAAACTGGAGAGCTTGAAAGAAGTGGGTTTGTAGATACTTCTCAAATAGATAATGGTAAAGTAGGCATTATATTTGATACCCCATATGCTCGTAGACTTTATTGGCATCCAGAGTATAACTTTCGTAAAGATAAGAATGTAAATGCTCAGGGTAAATGGATGCAGGACTATATAGATGGCGAGAAAAGAAAATTGATAAGGGGAAATTATAAAAAGTTCTTAAAAATGCTTAGTAAGGGGTTGATAAAGTAATGTTACTAAGTGAGATAAGAGAGTTTTTAAAAACTAAAGTAGAGTGTCCTCAGTGGTATATTGGAAAGATAGATAATAGCAAGGAACAATGTATAGGGATTTATGGAGTGGTAGGACCTACTCCTAAAATAGCTATAGGAGGTTTAGAAAATACCTCTTATAATACCAAGGCAGTATCTATACTAATACATTGGACTAAGAATTGTAATACTGCTGAAATAAAAGCACAGGAAGTTTATAATTCTTTATTTGGCAAGGATGGCACCATAGGGGGTAAAAGAATAATTAAGTTCGATATGAGGACACCAGAGCCAGTAGAAATAGGTACTGATAGCAATGGTGTCTTTGAATTTGTAATTGAAACAGTAATTTATTATGAAAGGTAGGTAATTATATATGGCATTTAGTGGAGTATTTCCAGTATATAATTTAAAGTTTAAGATTGGAACTAAAGGAAAAGCAAGTGTAGATCCAGCGGATATGGCTACTATAGCAGATATGGAAACATTCTCTATATCTATAGATGGTACTGTAGAAGAGTGGACACCAATGACTACTGCAGGATGGGCAAGAAGTTTAATGACAGGTAAAAAATTTAGTGTAGGACTTAATGGAAAAAGAAATGTAGGTGATCCAGGTAATGATTATGTAGCGGCTACAGCTTGGAAGGATGGTTTAGATTGTAGCACAAAAGGAGAGATAGAATTTCCGGATGGTGCTAAACTAGCCTTTGACTGTGTAATTAATGTTAAGAATGTAGGTGGTGGAGATAGTACGAATGTTGCACCACTTGAATTTGAAATGCAAGGTGATGGTAAACCAGTCTATACACCAGCACCAGTAATACCATAATAGTATAAAAAATAAGGGAGGATTAATACAATGGCAAGAGTATATGATATTATTAATCGGTTAGAAAATGGTAATCAAAAACCAGTAGTAAGAGTAGATTTAGAGCATGAGTTTAAAATAAATAATAGCAAAGCTGCAGCGTTTAAGATTATGGCTATATCAGAAGATGAAAAGATTAAAGATGATGAAAGGCTAGAAAATATAGTTAAAATAGCCTTAGGAAAAGAGGCCTTTGATTATATTGAAAGTCTAGATTTAAGTATGCCTAATTATAGTACTATAGTTAATGTAATAATGGCTGCAATAGGTGATGTAGATCTAGAAGAGGTTGAAAAAGAGGCACAGAAAACAAAGAAAAATCCCAGAAAATAAATGGTATGATTTATTTGAGGACTTTGATTTAATTGAAGCAAGTTTTGCAATGCAGTATAACATAAGACTTAGAAATGATGATATGACCTGGAGTGAGTTCTCAGCGTTACTAAAAGGCATAATGCCGAAAACTCCTTTAGGTCAAATTGTTTCAATTAGAAGTGAAGAAAATAAGGAAGTCCTTAAGAATTTTACAAAAGAGCAGCATAAAATAAGGAATGATTGGAGAAATAGAAATAATCCAATTAAAGACATGTCCAATGAAGAGAAGGAAGAAGAAATAAAAAAAGTACAAGAAATATTTTCAAAAGCTTTTGGATAGTATATACTTAAATTAACAAAATTGTTAGTGAGGGGTATATGTCATGCAAGATAGAAGTTATAAAGTAGAATTTTTACTTTGTCTATTTGGTGGAATGTTTGGATTCCATAAATTTTATGAACGAAAGTACGCTCAAGGAGTATTATATTTATTTACTATGGGATTATTTATTTTTGGTTGGTTAATAGATTTAATTAAACTTTATAAACCTGCGTTTGTTTATGATGAAGTAGAACTTGAAAAATATAATGAGTATTTAATACAAAGTAATAATGAAAGAGAAATCCAAAAACAAAAACAAGAAATTGAAAAGCAAGCTAAAAAGCAAAATAAAATAAATAAAAAGATTGGATGTCCACGTTGTGGAAGTACTGATATAGAAGTAGTTACTGATAGCTTCGGAAATCTAAAGGGTGATGGTAAACAAGGTATACTATCTGGTAAGAGTAAAGAAAGAGGATACTTTGTAACTTCAACTTATCGTATTTGTAGACAGTGTGGGAAGAAGATGAAATAGTATAGGTAATTATTAAGCACTTAGATTAATATCTAGGTGCTTTTTTAATGGAAGAAAGGAGGTATTGCATGAGTGATAGTGTAGGGAAAATTAGTTTGGATTTAGAGGTAAAAAGTGATTTAGGAAAACAAATAAGTTCTATGAGTGGACTTATAGCTAAAAATTTAAAGACATCATTAAATGCAGGTACAAAGACTATGTTTGATGGAATGAAGAAGAGTGCTAATGATGGAGTTAAATCTTTAGATTCTGGTGTGAAATCTACTTTGAAAAGAATGAAAAACAATCTTAAAAACACAATGAAATCTGTTTTTGAATCAATGAAAGAAGTGAAGATGCCACCTATAAAATTTCCTAAGATGGATGTCATGAAACCTAAGACTGTTAATATCCCAAAAGCAAACACTAGAAGAGGTCCACCAGAAGATATAGAAAAACTAAAGGATATGAAATTAGGTAAAGTGCAAACACTAGATATAACTGATAGGCAAATAGATAATTTAAGAAATAAATTAAAAACTCTTAATGATCAACTCAATAATACTTTTAATACAAAGGGTAGAAATAAGTTAGAGGGAACTATATTATCGACTGAAGCTAGAATGAACTCCTTAATTGAAAAATCAATAAAGTTAGGAGTGGAAATAACAGAACTAGATTCAAAGATAACGGGTGTAGGTACAAGATCAAATGGTATAGGTATTGCATCTCAAAACATAAGTAAATTAGGAAGAAATGCAGATGGAGCTAATGGAAAACTTAGTAGACTTTCAAATGCATTAACTCAACTTGGGTTTGGAGCAAAAAGAATGTCAAGTCATTTAGGTGGTGCAAATAGTCAAATTAAAATGATTATAAGGTCTATGGTTACATGGGGCATGATATTCCCATTGGTCATTAGAGGTATAACAGCTATGGCCACATCATTGGGCCAATCACTTATGACTAATCAACAGTTCACTAATTCATTAGCTCAAATAAAATCTAATTTATCAGTTGCATTTACACCAATATTTAATGCTATACTTCCAGCATTAAATGCCTTAATGAGTGCATTAGCTACTGCCACAACTTATATTGCAAGTTTTATATCTGCTATATTCGGAAAAACATATAAACAAAGCGCACAAGCAACTAAGGGGCTTATAGGTGCTAAAGCAGCTATGGGGGCTTATGGTAATGCTACAGAAAAGGCTGATAAACAAGCTAAAAAGGCTCAAGGCAGTTTAATGGGATTTGATGAAATAAATTCATTAAATATGGATAATGGTGCTGATGATGCTGATGGTGGAAGTGGTGGAGGTGGCGGGGGTGATATACCTACTTTAGTAACACCACCACTTGATATAGCTCCAGTAGATAGCGCAATGGCTGAATTAGCTCAAAAGGTAAAAAAGGTACTTGCTACAATATTTCAACCTTTCAAAAATGCTTGGGCAAAAGATGGGGCTAGTGTTATGGCTGAAGTTAGGAGAGCAGTTGAGGCTACAAAAGATACATTTAAAAACTTTTATAATGTTTTAGCAACTCCACCTGTTCAACTATTTATAGAGAATATTGCAAGAATAGGATTATCTTTAATTAAATTAGCACTAAGTATTTATAGAGAGTTTATACTACCTATAATAAACTGGTTTATAGAGCTTTTACCTGGAGCTGCCAATGGACTAAATCCTATTTTGGATGCAGTAAGAAGATTTATTGATTACTTATCCTCTAATGGAGAAATACTTAGATGGATTTGCAGCTTGATATTAGGCCTTGTAGTAGCATTTAAAACTTTAGTGATTGCATTGCAAGTTATTAAATGGATAGAAGGAATAAGTACTGTACTAGGGATACTTGCGACTAATCCTATAATATTAGTAATAGCCGCTATAGCAGCATTAATAGCTATGTTTGTAGCTTTATATGCAAGCAGTGAAAGCTTTAGAAATAAGGTTAATGAAATATGTTCTGCTATTATGGAGTTTTTAGCGCCGGCATTTGAATTTTTAAAAGAGAAAGCATTGGATGTATGGAATAATGCACTAGTACCATTTGGAGCTTTTCTAGTGGATTTATGGAAAACTGTATTAGAGCCTCTAGCTAAGATAATAGGAGAGATTTTAGTAATAGCTTTCCAGGCTGTAATTGATATTGCCAAAAGCTTATGGGAAAATGTATTAAAACCTTTAGCAAGTTTTATAGTAGACATATTTATAAAAGCTATACAGGGTATAATTGATATTTATAATGCATGGAAACCGGTTATACAAGCCATTATAGATATAATAAAGTTTTTATGGAACAATGTGCTAAAACCTTTTGTTAAATTTGTTGTAGATGTATTTTTAAGTTGTTTTACAAATACTTTTAAGGCTATAGGAAGTTTAATTAATGGACTTAAAAAAATATTAAGTGGAGTTATAGACTTTATTGTCGGGGTATTTACAGGAGATTGGAGTAGGGCCTGGGATGGTATTAAACAAATATTTAGTGGTGTATGGGATATTATAACAGGAATTTTAAAAGCCTTTGATAATTTCTTAAATTATATATTTACAGCAGACTGGTCTAAAGGTTTTGGAGTATTAGGACATATATTAAATGGATTCTTTGCCTCTGTAAGGCAAATATGGAATGGAATAAAGCAAGTATTTACAGGTATAGTTAACTTTGTATCTGGAGTGTTTACAGGAAACTGGTCAAAAGCATGGACAGGTGTAAAACAAATATTTAAAGGTATTTGGGATACATTTGTAGGTATTGCAAAGTCACCAATAAACATGATAGTAGGACTCATAAACGGAATGATTAGCGCCATTAATGTGGCTATCAGAGGAATTAATAAATTGAAGTGGGATGTACCTGATTGGGTTCCAATTATAGGTGGACAAAAATGGGGATTTAATATATCTGAAATAGGAAGTGTACCTTATCTTGCCAAAGGTGGGGTAATAGATAGTCCAACTTTAGCTATGGTTGGTGAAGCAGGTCGTGAAGCAGTTGTTCCATTAGAAAATAACACAGGGTGGAAAGATGAAATAGGAAGTATGGTAGCTAATGCAGTGTTATCAGCTATGCAATTTAGTGGAAGCTCTTCAAATAGTAATTCAAATAATGGTGATATTATTCTTCAAATAGATGGTACAACCCTTGCTAGAGTTATTAATCCATATGCTGCTAAAGAAAACCAAAGGTTAGGTAATAGTATGATAATTAAAACAGTATAGGAGTGGTTAGAATGGCACTTATAAAAATAAATGGAGTGGAAATTCCCACTCCTAGTGAGTATTCTACTGGAATACAAGATATTTCTAATGCAGAAAGAAATGCTAATGGGACTATGATAATAGAGCGTATAGCAACTAAAAGAAAAATAGAAATGTCGTGGGGGGTACTTACAAGGGAAGAAACTAATTTATTATTAAATGTTGTAAGTCCAGTATTTTTTAATGTAGAATATATTGATCCTCAAGAGGGGACTCTTAAAACTGGAACATTTTATTGTGGTGACAGAGGAGTACCAATGCTTACATTTGAAAAAGGTATTCCTAAATATAAAAATGTTAAATTTAATATTATAGAGAGGTAGGTGCTATTTTTGAAGTTTGTAAGTGATAAATTTAAACAAGCTATAGTAGCACCTTCTCGTATGTGTAAAATGAGAGTAACATTTGATATTAGTGATACTACAGCTAATGGGGATATAAGCAATGTAATTACTACAACAGAGTTTAATTTAAGTGATTTGCAGCAGATGTTTAATAAGGAAAGAGAAAGCTCCTACAAGTTGGCCACATGGGAAAAAGATAGATGGAGACTTGATGGGAGCTTTGTTATTCCTTCTCCTACTCCTGGAAGCAATGGGGAAACTGGTTGGTGGAGTAATACTTTGTGTGGAGAAGATAATATATTTACAACTCCAGAGGATATTGAGGTTAGCTTCAACAATACACATAGCTCTATGGGACTTACAATAACATTCGATACTTTGTGTAATGAATATGCTACCGACTTCGATATTATAGCCTACGGAGCTGATAACAATATAATAAGTACTGTAAACATTACTGATAATACTAAGTCTAGATTTGTTATAGAAACTCCTCTATACCTCTATAAGAAAATCTTAATTAGGGTCAAGAAATGGTGTAAGCCATATAGTAGAGCTAAAGTATATGAGATAGATTTTGGCGTAGTTAGAGTTTATGATGACAGTAATTTAATTAACGCAAACTTAATAGAAGAAATTGACCTTACAAGTTCTAATGTAATTCCAAGTGAGTTTAAATTTGTAGTTTACAATGAGAATAGAGAGTTTAATATTTTAAAGCCTACTGGTTTTTATAGATTTTTACAAGAAAGGCAGCAAGTAATTGTAGAATTAGGAGCAGACATTACTAATGGCTTTGATTACTGCAGAGTAGGAACTTACTGGCTTAAGGAATGGCAAAGTGATGAAGGAGCCATGACAGTTACATTCACCGCTAGAAATATAGTTGATTTGCTTGATAGTGATGACTATGAAAATTTAGTATCTAGTAATACTAACTTAAAATCAGTAGCAATAGCAATTCTAAATAAGGCAGGAGTTATTGAGTATGAAATAGATGAAGCTTTAGCGATTATTCCCACAACTGGACTTATAGAAAAAACTTCTTGCAGGAGTGCTTTGCAGATGGTGGCTATAGCTGGAAGATGCAATATATATGTAATAAACAATAAATTATATGTTAAACAAATAAAGATTGATTTAAATAAATCTAGTGGAATTATGGATATGGATAATATGTATAAAGAGCCACAGATTAGTTTAGAGCCTTTAGTTAAGACAGTAACAGTTAAATACTATACTGACTTAGAAACTAGTTTAGAGACAATATGCACTAATAGTGTTGTAAAAAGTGGAGATAGCCTTAAAGTTGAAGATAATACCCTAATATCTAGTATAGACGTAGCTACAGATGTAGGAAATTGGATTATAGGTATTAAGAATTTAAGAGCTAAATATGAAGCAAATTGGAGACAAAATCCCGCTATGGATCTACTTGATGTTATAGATATAGAAAATGCTTATGAAACCAATAAAGCAATAATAACCAAGCAAGAATATGAGTATCAGGGATACTTAAAAGGAAAGTCTACACTGATTGGAGGGATTAATATTGTCACCTAGCATATTAATTCCAAGTATAGATAGTGTAACTATAATTCCTAATCCTGTTAATGCAAATACAAGTTTTCTTATAGCTATATCTGTAAGTGAATATGAAAAAGTATTAGAATCCTCTACACCTTTGTGTGGAACAATGAAGGTAGGAGAAGAAATAATTATATAAGGAGGTAGATAAGATGGCAATAAGTACAGTTAAAGTGCAGATTAATGGGACCTGGTATAACCTTAATTATAATTCTACAACTGGCAAGTATGAAGCTGCGATAACGGCACCTAATATTACTAGTTACAATGTTAATAGTGGACATTATTATCCGGTTGTTGTACAAGCTACCAACACAGCAGGTACAAGTACACAAATTAATGATAGTGATGCGAGTTTAGGAAATAGTCTAAAACTTAAAGTTAAAGAAAAAGTTAAGCCTACAATAGCAATTACTAGTCCAGGTAATGAGGCCTATGTAGTTAATAGTAAACAACCTATAGTGTTCCAATTACGTGATGAAACGAATGGTTCAGGGATAGATTTAAGCACTTTAAGTCTACAAATAGATAGTGGAACATTAATTAAAAATGGAAGTTCCGGTTTAGTTTGTACAGCAGTAACTGGAGGATATAATTGCACGTATACACCACCTACTGCTCTTTCAGATGGAAGCCATACAGTAAAAATTAATGTTAATGATTATGATAACAATGTTGCAGCGCAGGTTATAAGAACCTATACAATAGATACAGTTCCACCAGTGCTTAATATAAGCAATCCAGGTAATGGATTTATAACTAATACTGCTGCTTTAGTTGTTCAAGGGACTACCAATGATATTACATCTACTGCAGTTACAGTTACCATAAAATTAAATGGTGTAGACCAAGGAACGGTGACTGTAAGCGGTGGTACATTTAGCAAGGCTATTACACTTGCGAATGGATCTAACACAATAGTAATTACAGCTACAGATGCAGCAGGAAAGAGTACTACCATAACAATAACAGGAACATTAGACACAAGTGCTCCAGTTATAGGAAGAGTAAGTATAACACCTAACCCAGTAGACACAGAAGGTAGTGTCATTATTTCTGTGGAGGTAACAGGATAATGCAAGAGCAAGTATCGGTTTCCTTGGGAAGTGATATTAACTATGTCTATGGTACCGTTAATGAAGTTGAAGCAACATTTAGCCTAACAGCGCCGAATACCTGGAGTGCTACTGTAGATAAGTCTATGAATGGCAAATATGAGATAAGCATAACTGCATATAACAGTTTAGGCACTGCTACAACTTATAATACTGTAGTTTATAGTTTAGATGTATTGATAACCCCAAAAACAGATTGGACAATGTACGACGTATACAATATTGAAGATTTAAACAGGGTTGAAGCTAATATACAGAAAACAATACAGGAATTGCAATGGCTTTGTAATACAGCAGCAATAGGAGAAACTAAAGTTGATAGAACTTATTTAGACTTAGAGTTTGCAACAAGTCTAAATAGGATTGAAAGTAATATACAAGCTCTTAAGCAACAGTTTTACACTCCTATGGGATGGATACCTACTAAAACTAATTGGAAAGCATTAGATAACTTTAGTTATGTAGATGCTAATAGGTTAGAGATAAATATAAAATTGCTATACGACATGATCCAAGCTGCTAAAGAAAGTATACAGTATTGTGGAACTATAGCTTGCGGTGATAACACTAGAATATTTTAGAAAGGATTGATTGAATGGCTTATACAAAAACAGTTTGGAAAGACAGGGTTGTACAAAATCCTAGAACTTATACAAAGACAGATAATGCAGACGGAAGCATTACATTAACACCCAAGCCAGGAGTTATAACAGAAGAAGGGACTCCAATTAGTGCTTCAAATATGAATAAAATAGAAAATGCAGTCGAATCCATTGATGAACAATTGGGCGAAACGGTGACGCAACTTAATGAAATAAACAGTAAATTAAATAGTTTAACAGGAACTTATACAGATACTACAACAATAGTTCCAGCATTAACTTCTTATACAAAAACTATACCGTTAGGATTTAATGCAACAAAAGGTCAAATTATGTTGAGAGGTTCTGCTTTACCAGCTGCTTCAACAAGTGGAGGTTCATTAGTTAAATTTACAACAGTTGCAAATGATGCCATGAGCATTGGCACTAGTGGTGTATTTACAAAATCATATGATGGTTTTGTAACTCCGAAGCAATTCGCAAATTCAGGTTATATAGCACTAAATGATTGTTATATAAATGGTACTAATCTAGTCTTAGTTTTTTACAACAACCATACTACATTAGAACAAACACTTAAAGTTATTAGTTCACAATGGGAGGTGTTTTCGTGATAATAATATATAGAAAATTAGATTTAGTATGCGTTGGGAATGCTGAATCAGCATCAACATTAAAACAAGAAATTGATTTAAATGTTATACCTAACTTTGGGGGGCTTAAAGAAGATTACTCATTTATAGAAACAGAGTTAAAAGACTTTCATTTAGAAAATCAAAATGGAGTGATTATAGTAGTTGAAAACTTTAGAGAGCCAACCATTATTGAAGACAAGCCAACAAAAGCAGAGGTGGAATTTGCAGAATATGTACTTGCTACAGAAGATAGAATAGTACAATTGGAAAATAAAATTTTAGGAGGTATTTAAAGTGGAATTGAATAAATTTAAAATAAGAGCATATGCAACATTAGTAAGGGCGGGTAGATATATATTAGATGAAGCAGACAGAGAGTCACAGGAACAAATATTAGTGCCAGTTGATTACGCTATAGTGGTAGCAGAGTATTTAGTTGCACAATAGAATTAATGTAGCTATATCACCTAGTAAATTACCAGGTACAAGCAATAAAAATAAAGTGCATAAAAAAATAAAACCAGGTAAAACTATTACTGCGAAGAAATAGAAGATACCTGGTTTTACTATATGCATAGGGGGAGTTTTCTCCCTCTTTACAACCGTAGTATAGCCATATCTTTTTATTATTATGCAATTTATAAAATTAAAATATTAAAAAGGTATGGTGATTATGAATTGTAATGAAGAGTTTATAGTTAATGCAATAGGTAAATTAACATTAGAATTTAATTTTGATTGGCAGCAACAGAGGAAGATTAGAATTATATTGTGAACCAACTCAAAGGCATTAGATTAATTTCTAGTGTCTTTTATTTTGAAAATTAATTAATAAAAAATAAGGCTTGTCTACTTTTAATGGATTATATTTCTATACATTAAATTATCAATAATGTTAAAACTAGATTTACAAAAGTGTAGCATTATCTTATTAATAGTATGCTAAAAATATTAAATAAATATACTACTTATTTTAATATTTTTTAATTATTTTTTTAAAAAGTTTAATGTCTAAAATTATTATGGCATTTAAAATGTTTTTTATTCAAAAATTAATAAAAGAAAGAAGGAATGAGAGTGGAAAGCTTAAATGGAGTTAAAGCAGGGTTTTATACTGTAATAGCATTACTAGGGGGGATTTTAGGTAATTTATTTGGAGGGTTAGACATAGTATTTTATGCTTTGTTAACTTGTAGTATTGCAGATTATATAAGTGGGTTAATAGTAGCTATTGTATTTAAAAATAGTACCAAAACCGAAACTGGAGCGGCTCAAAGTAAGGCTGGATTTATAGGATTAGCTAAGAAAGTATTTATTTACTTAATCATAGTAGTAGCTGTAAAGGTTGATTTAGTAGTAGGAGCTAGTGGGTTTTTACGTAATGCTGTAATTATAGGGTTTATGGCTAATGAAATATTAAGCATTATAGAGAATGCTGGATTAATGGGTATAGAACTACCAGATGCACTTGTAAATGCAGTAGATATATTAAAAAAGAAATCAGAAAGTAAACAGGAGTAAGGGAAACCTTGCTCTTTTATTTTTCAAAATTTAAGGAGGAATATATTATGGCAAATTATATTGTATGTTTAGATGCTGGACATGGTGGTTCAGATCCAGGCGCTTGTTATGGTAAACTTATTGAAAAAGACATTGTACTTATAACTACATTAAGTTGTAGAAATGTATTAACAGAGCATGGTGTACAAGTAGTATTAACTAGGTCAACAGATACTTATGTAGGGTTATCCAGAAGAGCACAAATAGCAAACTTAGCTAAAGCTATTTATTTTGTATCTATTCACTGTAACGCAGGTAAAGGTGATAGAGGTGAAGTTATATCTTCTATTTACAGAGGGAAAGGATTAGAATTATCTAATAACATAGCTAGAGAAATGAAAGCTATAGGCCAAGATGTTGTTAAAGAATACACTAAAAAAGGTAGTGGTGGTACTGATTACTATGCAGTTATAAGAGAAACTAATATGGATGCTGCAATTGTAGAATGTGCTTTCCTAGACAACACTACAGATAATCAAATTATAGATACTATTGCAGAACAAGAAGCCTTTGGTGTAGCTATAGCTAAAGGTATTCTAGCTCAACTAGGTATACCATACAAGGGTACTGCACCACAAAAACCGAAACCTTCAAAACCATCTATCAGTAACCAAAAACCTTCTATATGGGATGATTCTGTAAGAGGTAAAATAGGAGTAGTTACTGGTACTGGTGTAAATGTACGCTTAGATGGTAATATGAATGGTAAAATATTAGGTACAGTTAATAAGGGTCAGAAACTTACTCTTTATAGGCTAGAAGGAGATTGGTACCATTGCTATAGTATTTATAATGGATACAATAGATGTTATATTCATAAAGACTATATAAAAATTCAAACTACAGTAATTCAAGAAGGTACTGCTTATTGTACGGTAAAAGTACTAAATGTTAGGAATGGAGCTAGTACGGATTATTCTATTCAAGGCGAACTTAATTTAAATGAAAAAGTTACTATAGTAGGAAAAGCGGGCAACTGGAGACAAGTTAGATATTATAATGCTCCAGCTAAATGTAATAAAGTAGGATGGGTAAGCTCTGCATACCTTAGAATAACTAAAGATATAAAATGATTTAAAGGGTAGTGAGGTAAAACTTGCTACCCTTATTTTTGCTTTAAAGGATATATAAAGTTTTTGAAGAATTATATAAATCAAGGGGGTGGCAAAATGCTACTAGGAGATTATTTAAAATTAGATAGAAAAATTAAAAATCTAGATAATGGTGTATTGATTTTATATTACCACGGCACTATAGTTATTAATAATGATGATTCAGATCTTTTCACTATAAAGTATTATTATGATATAAATGACAATGATAAAATGTTAAAGGGTAAAACAGGAATAGATGCTATTAGGGATAGAGAAATACAAGAAAACATATCAAAATTTCGAAAAGAAGTTATAGAAGAAGAAATAATTAGTTTTATAGATGGTAAGAATCTATGGGATTAA